GTCGCGGCGGCCTGCCGGGAATTCGAGGACCGGGCGGGGGTTGCGTTGATCACGCAAACGATCCGCGCGACTTTCGATCCGCCCCCGCTGTCGTCGCGCATCCCGCTCCCGATTGGCCCGGTGCTGGCCGGGGCGACTGCGACGGTGACACTCGACGGTCAACCCTTCCCCGACTTCACGATGATCCCGGGCAACCGGCCTGCAATCGTTCTGGCCGATGACGAGCTTGCGATAGGCGAGCTTATCGTGACCTATGCCGCCGGCTTCGGCGCCGCGCGGCCTTCGGTCCCGGCGGATGTGGCGCTGGCGATCCTCGACCAAGTGGCCGTCGCCTACGACCTGCGCGGCATGGGCGATGCGCGCGGCCTAGCGCCGGGCGGGGTGTCGCAGGCCTTCGCCCGGGTCGCGGCGCGCTGGCGGAGGGTCGCGGCATGACGGGCGAGGGCCTGGACAAGGTGCGCGAGGTAATGGCCGCGCCCGAGGATATCGACATGGGCGACGTGCCGCCCGCCGCGCCCGAACGCGCGGCGCGCAGGCGGCTCTCGGCACGGGCGCAGAAGCTGCTCGCTGCCGTCGAATTTGGCCACGAGATCAAGCCGGAGTTGAATCGGCCCTATCTGGTCAAGGGCTTGCTCGACCGGGGGGCGCTGTCGCTGCTCTACGGCGCCCCCGGGTCCGCAAAGACTTTCGCAGCAATTGACCTCGCGCATCACGTCTTCGAGGGCGCGACGTGGGCCGGCTGCCGGGTGGCGCAGGCGAATGCGCTTTACATCGCCTGCGAAGGCGGGGTGATGTTTGCGAACCGCATGGCCGCGCGCAAGGCGCGCTTCGCGGTGCTGCGCGCCCCCGTCACCCTCTCAGGCCAGAATTCGGACGCCCCGCCGCTGGCCGACATGGTTCTGCATCTGGCCGCGACGCATGGCGTGGGCTTCGGACTGATCATCGCCGACACGCTCGCCCGCACGATGGCAGGGGCGGACGAGAATGCGGGCGCCGACATGGTGCAGCTGGTGCGCAACGTCGACCATCTGCGCGAGGTGACGGGCGCGCATGTGATGCTGATCCATCATTCCGGAAAAGACGCGGCGAAAGGCGCCCGGGGGCATTCGTCAATTCTCGGCGCCGTCGACACGGAAATGCAGATCACATGCGACCGCGAGACGAAACGCCGGATGCTGACGGTCACGAAACAACGGGACGGCGAGGATGGAATTGAATTCCCCTTCCGCCTGAAACGCATTGACCTTGGGCGCGATAGCGACGGCGACCCGGTCTATTCTTGCACTCTGGACCACGAGGAGGGGGCAACGCCGCAATTGTTCTAGGTTGACCGCGAGGCCCGACTGGCCCGCACCCGCCGATAAACGTCGATCCGCCAGAGGGCGGACTTCGGGGCAGACTTCCGCAAGGCGCGGATGTTCGGCCCAAAGCCGGGAGCGATCCGTGAGGGCCGACAATCGAGGGGGCGCTTGGCCAGGCGCCCCGATTGAAACGCGGACTTCCGCGACCGGACAGGGCATGCCATTGCGCAGAGGATGACCATGATGACCCAGCACAACCCCCTGAAATCCGCCCCTTTTCATGCCTTCGACGGTCGCCGGGTCGCGGGGCACCTCCCCCCCTTTAGGGGGGGGGAGGTGACCCCCTGCATGGCAGGGCATGCAGGCCCGGCGCGGCAGGCGAGGTGAGGGCGATGCGCGACTTGTTCGACAGCACTGTCCTGCAAAATGGTCCCAATGCCGCAACTTTCGTTTCGGACGGTAGACCGGTTGGTGACTTCTGCTCTCTCGCGCCCCGCGACGATGCGACCCCGGCCGAGCGGGCTTGCGAATTCCTCGCCGGCCTTCGCATCCCCGAGGGGCCGAACGCCGGCAAGCCGGTGGAACTCGCGCCCTTTCAACGCCGCTTTGTGGAGGGCGCTTTGAGCGATGGTATTGCGGCGGCCGTCCTGTCGATCGGCCGGGGCAATGGCAAATCTGCCCTGTCGGCGGGAATTGCATTGGCCGCGCTTCTGGGCGTTATCGACCCCCAGCCGAGGCGCGAGGTGGTGGTGGCCGCGCGGACGCGGGACCAAGGGCAGATCGCATGGAATTTCGCGGCGGGTTTCGCGCGGACATTGCCGCTCGACATTCAACGCCATTTGACATTCCGCCGGGCGCCCCGGCTGGAGATTGAATTCGGCGGAGACGGGGGCGGGCATATCCTGCGGGTGGTCCCGGCGGACGGGCGCACGGCGCTCGGGGGCGCCCCGACGCTGGCGCTCCTGGACGAACGCGGGCACTGGGAACGCGACCGGGGCGACGAATTGGAGCATGCGCTTCTGTCCGGCCTTGGCAAGAGGGGCGGCCGGGCGCTGATCATCTCGACCTCTGCCGCAGATGACACGCATCCGTTCTCCCGCTGGCTCGATGACCCCCCGCCCGGAACCTTTGCGCAAGAGCATCGGCCACCGCCGGGTCTGCCGGCGGATGACCTCGAAAGCCTCTTGATTGCCAACCCCGGCGCCGACCATGGCATCGGCGCGACGGCGGAATGGTTGCAATCGGCCGCGCGCCGGGCAATCGCGCGGGGCGGATCGGCGCTGCAAACGTTCAGGCTCTACAACAGGAACGAGCGGGTGAGCGGCGAATGCCGCGACCTGCTCCTGACCCCCGACGAATGGCTTTCCTGCGAGGTGGCCGAGCTTCCGCCGCGCGAGGGCGCGGTGGTGATCGGGCTGGACCTGGGCGGCTCGGCCAGCATGTCCGCGGCCGCCTTCTACTGGCCTGCGACCGGGCGGCTGGAAGCCTTCGGCGCCTTCCCGACCGCCCCGTCGCTGCTCGACCGGGGGCAGTCGGATGGCGTGGCCGGCCGCTACCTTGAAATGCAGGCGCGCGGCGAGCTGGTGACGCTCGGGGACAGGACCGTCCCGCCGGCGCCATGGCTGGCGGCCGTTATGGCGCGGGTGGCCGGACAACCCGTCGCGGCACTCACGGCGGACCGATACCGGCAGGCCGAGATTGCCGAGGCTCTGGCGCGGGCGGGCATCCGCGCGCCGGTGGTGTGGCGCGGGCAGGGTTTCCGCGACGGGGGCGAAGATGTGGAACGCTTCCGCCGGGCGGCCTTTGACGGGCAGATCAAGGCGATTCCGTCGCTCCTTCTTCGCTCGGCCTTTGCTGATGCGGTCTGCCTGCGCGACCCCGCGAACAACCTCAAGCTGGCGAAAGCCCGCTCGACCGGCCGGATTGACGCGGCGGCGGCGGCGGTGCTGGCCGTGGCCGAGGGCGCGCGGATCGCAAACCGGCCGACACAACGGGCGAGGGTCGCATGGGCTTAGATACCTGGGCGCGGCACTCCAAACACGTCACGCGGACGCGGCGGTGGCGCATCCTGCGCGCGGCAATCCTTGAGCGGGACGGCTGGCGCTGCACCGACTGCGGCGCCGGCGGGCGGCTTGAGGTGCACCACGAACTCCGGGTGAAGGATCATCCGGAGGCGGCTTTTGACCCCGACACGCTGAAATCCCTTTGCCCGTCCTGTCACACCAAACGGACGCGGATCGAATGCGGGCATCCCCCGAAAACCGAACCAAGCAACGGCTGGGCTGCGGCCGTCGCTGACCTCATGCCACGAAAGGCACACCATGCTTGACAGCATCAAGATCACCCGACGCCAGTCGGAAATCCGCCAGACCCTTGCCGGCCTTGTGGGCAATGCCGCCCCCGGCGCCGATGACCTCGCCCGGATCGAGGCGCTCGACCTCGAATTCAGGGCGAATGAGACCCGCTATCGCGCAGCCTTGATCGCAGAGGACACCGAACGCCGCGACGCCGGGGCCGAACTCGAAACCCGCGCCGGCCGCGAATGGGGCGACCTTGTGGCCGGCTATGAACTGCGCCAGGTCGCCCGCGCGCTCGACGAAGGCAAGCCGCTGGAAGGCCGGACGGCCGAGGTGGTGACGGAACTGCGTGGCAAGGGCAGTTTCCGGGGCTTCCCGCTCCCGTGGGAGGCGCTGGAACAACGGAATACCGTCGCATCGGGAACCCCCGACCCCCGCGTGACCGCGCCCATTATCGACCGGCTCTTTCCGGCATCGGCGGCGGCGCGCATGGGGGCGCAGATGATCAGCGTCCCGCAAGGGCTGATCGAGTGGCCGGTGGTGACCTCTTCTGTCGCGGCCGGCTGGGCGGACGGCGAGGCGGCGAACGTGGCCGGCCCGACCGCCTTTGCCACGACCGACCGCGCCATGAACCCGAACAAGACCCTTGGAATTCAGATGCGTATCTCTCGCCGGGCGATGTTGCAGTCTGGCGCGGCGCTGGAGGATGCAGTCCGGCGCGACATGAATAGCGCGGTGTCGCAGGCGATGGATGCGGCGGTCTTTCTCGGGACCGGCGCGAACGGGCAACCCTTGGGCGTGATCGCGGGGCAGTCGACCTATGGCATCACGGCAACCGCAATCGGCGCGGCGGCGACATGGGCGGCCTTCCGCGCGGCGGTGGCGCGCTTCATCGCGGCGAACGCGGCCGGCGGGCCGGGGGAGGTGCGCCTGATGCTGCGCCCGGAAGTCTGGTCCTACATGGACGGCGCGCTGGTGACCAACACGGCAGTCAGCGAATGGGATCGCTTGATTGCGCAGATCGGCGCCGGCAACGTCTTTCTCGCCACCAATGCGCTGGCCGCCCCGACCGGCTCGCCGCTCGCATCCTCTGCGCTTCTGACGACTTCGGCCGGCGGTGTCGCGCCGATCTTCGTGGGCATGTGGGGGGCGATGGACCTGATCCGGGACCCCTTCACCGACGCGCAATCGGGCGGCCTTCGCCTGACCGGGCTGGCGACGATGGACGTGACTGTCGCCCGGCCGGCGCAGCTGGAAGTCCTGACCGGCGTGAGGCAGGCCTGATGCTTTGGGCGGCGACCTCCGGCGCTATCGAGATCAGGGCCGAGGGCGGGACAACCCGCCTTCGGGGATCGTTCGCGTATGGCGCAGAGACAATCCTTGCCGAGGGGCGGGCCGAGGTATTCGCCCCCGGCGCCTTCCGGGGCAGGATCGCGGACGATGCGCTTCTTCTCTATGGTCACGACTTCGACCGCCCCCTTGCCTCTCGGGCGGCGGGGTCGCTGGACCTGACCGACGACGACACGGGCCTGCACCTTGAGGCGCGGGTCGAAGGCGCGACGACATGGGCGCGCGATGTGCTGGCCGCTCATGCGGCCGGGCTGGTCAGGGGGATATCCCCCGGCTTCAAGGTTCCGCCCGGCGGTGACCGGGTGGAGCGGCGCGGGGCGGGCCTTCTGCGCACGGTGACGGCGGCGGACCTGATCGAGATCAGCATCGTCACCCGACCGGCCTATCCGGCGGCGCAGATCGAGGCGCGGGCATGGCAACCGGGGCACACCACGGTCAACGCGGGCATGATACGGGCGTTGTCCCGGTGGAGGGCATAATGGGCATCATGGATCGCTTCCGGCGCAAGCCGGCGGAGACGCGGGCGAGCGGGACAGGATACACGGCGGCGATCATGGCCGCGCGGGAGAGCTGGCTGTCGGGATCCTCGGGGCTGGCCGAACTCACGGCGACGGTGCAGGCTTGCGTTTCCCTCTGGGAAGGCTCCTTCGCCATGGGCGCCGTGACCGGGACTGACATCCTCGACCGGCGGACGCTGGCGCTGGCGGCGCGGGGGCTGGCGTTGCGCGGGGAGGCGCTGTTCCTGATCAAGGCCGGGCGGCTGGTCCCGGTATCGGGCTGGGATGTGTCCACCTTCGACGGCTTGCCCCGCGCCTACAGGCTCAGCATCCCCGACGCCGGCGGCGGCCGATCCGCAACCGCGCTCGCCGGGGAGGTGCTGCACTTCCGCATTGGATCGGACCCCGCCGCGCCATGGTCCGGGCGCTCGCCCCTGTCGCGCGCAAGCCTGTCGGCCGGGATGTTGCATGAGGTGGAAACGGCGCTGCGCGACGTGTTCCGCGATGCGCCTGTCGGCTCGCAAATCATCCCCCTGCCGGAAGGCTCGGCCGAGGACATGGCCGCCCTTCGCCATGCCTTCAAGGGGGCGCGGGGCCGAAGCCTTGTCATCGAGGGGGTCGCGCAGGCGACGGCCGGGGGAATGAATCCGAACCTCGGTCAACGGCCCGAAGGGCTAACCCCCGACCTCGCCCGCGCCCAGGTGGGCGAGGTGCTGCGCGCGGCGCGGGAAGCGGTGGCGCTGGCCTATGGCGTGTTGCCGGGGCTGTTGAACGGCGCCGCGACCGGGCCGGTGGTGCGCGAGGCGCAACGGCACCTCGCGGCCTGGACGCTGCAACCCATTGCGAACCTTGTGGCCGAGGAAGCCTCCGCCAAGCTGGGCGCGACCGTGGCAATCGACGCGATCTTGCCGTTGCAGGCGCACGACGCCGGGGGCCGGGCGCGGGCGCTGCTGGCCGTGATCGAAGCCTATGGCCGGGCGCGCGAACTCGGCTTGTCGCCAGAGGAGATGGCGGCGGCTACGGCAATGGTGAACTTCGCGGGCGGCGGTGACGGCGCCTGACCGGATCGGGCAGGGCAGGTCCGGGGGCAACTCAGTTGCTCCGAAGCTGCCCCCGTCACTCGGGTGTGGGCAAACTCCGAGACGGCGCGGCGGAACAGACCCGCGCGGCGCCCGGGGCGGGTCGGGGTCGGCGGTCCCCGACCCGCTCTACTTGCGCAACCTTACGCCCGGACCTCCGCCGTTTTCGGGGATGAACTCGACCCCGGCGGCTTCAAGGGCAGCGCGGATCGCGGCAGTCGCATAGCCCGGCCCCGTTGCATCGGTTTCGGCGCGGGTGATCGTGTTGCGGTGCACCTTGGCGGCCTCTGCTAAATCCCGGACTGTCCAGCCGAGTAGGGCGCGGGCGGCGCGGATTTGTGCGCTTGTCATCATTTCTCGCTTGTGTATAGTGCACCTGTCACCATGAGGTGACGTTAGCACAACAGGACGAAACCGCAATGACCGAACCCTTGACCCCGCCCGAACTGCCGCACCCGGACCCGCGAAAACCGCACCCGCATCAGGCGTTCCTCGAATACATTGGCCACCCGCCCGAACTGTCGCGCCCGAACCCGCCGGAATCGCCCCGCCCGACCCCGCCGGAACTGCCCCGCCCGACCCCGGCCGAGCGTCCTGAACCCGACCTGGAAAGATTCCGGACTCTCCTGAACGACTGCCGCCAGCTGCTCGGGCTGGAGGCTATGGAACCCGGGTCGCCCGTAGTTGCCCCGCCCCCGCCGCGCGACCTCGACGACCTCGAAACCGCAATCGACGACTGCCGGTTCAGCATCGAGCACGTTGTCGACCTCTTCGGCGTGCTGGAATACGACATTTGCGGATGGGACGTCGACCGGCGGCAGCGCGGCGCCCTTCTGCTCGGGTTCGCGACGCTCACAGACAAGGTTGCCGAACTCGGCAAGCTGCTGGACCAAGCCGACCGCGCCCGGAGGGCGGCGAGGAAAGATCAGGCCCCCGTTCACGCAACGCCTTGACAATGTAGGCGGCTTGCGGCCTTACTACGTGGTGTAGATTTAGGGCCGCTATGAAGGCTGGAGAGTTGCGCATGCGGGCCACGGTGGCCTTCAAGGTCGAAGATGCGACCGTCCGGAATGCGATGATCGCAATCCGGACGGCGGGCTTTCTGACGACCGGCGCGCGCGGTGTGAATGCGCCCGACATGCAGCCGATCGACGCCGCCCGCGTTGCGCTGGCGCTGATGGCCAACGAGGTGCCGGGCGCCCGGGCGGCCGACACGGCCCGAGCGGCGCAGGCACTGCTCTGTCACATGCCAGACGAGGCCGGGGACTTCACGCTTGGCGCGCTCGCCGGCCTGCGCGCGCCCTTCGCGCTCGACGTCGCGGTGGCCGCGCTGATCAGCATCTTCGCGCATGGCCTCGACAAGCCGGCCGTGGCGGCCGCCTTCGGGCAGACGCGGGACGGACAGACAACCCCGCCTCCCGTCGACGTCCACCTTGAAGGCGATGATTTTGCCGTCATCACGATGGGGTCGGCGCCAGATCGCAGCACCTACGCCTTTAGCGCGCCCCTACGCCCGGCGCGCGGGCCGCAAGCTTTCGATGTGCGGCGGGACATGGGTGTATCGCGCTTTGCGCAGATCGGTCCCGCGCCCCTGATGCATCTGGCCGAAGGCTTTCGTGGGGGCGCGGCATGCTGATTCCCGAGGGGCAACTGGCGCGTGACCTCGGCTTCGGCGGCCTGACCGAGCGTTTCGCGGCGTGGGTCGCCCGCGCCGAGTTGGAACCGACATACGGAGGGCCGGGCACGGTTTACAACCCGTATGATATAGACGTTGCGTTACGCCGGGTGCCGATCATCGGCCCGGGCCGGTTTTCGGGGGAAGGCGGATGATCACGATCCTCAGCACCGAAGAACTCTCGCGGTTGCTGGGCTATTCGGGCGCAAACACGGCGTTTCGGGATTGGCTTGTGCAGATGCGGATCACGCCAGTGCCGGGCCGGCGTGGGGTCTATGATATCGCGCTTGTCAGGCGGCGCCTTGACGAGGCGCAGGGACTGGTCCCGACCGGGACGGCCGAGCCGGTTTCCCTTGTCGCGGCGAGGAGGGCGAGACTTGCGGCGCGGGCCTAGATATCCCAAGGGTATCCATCGCGTTGCCCGCAAGGTCGCGGGCGGCTGGCGGTATCATTTCTATGCATGGCGCGGGGGCCCGTCCTTTTGGGCTGGCCCGGATCGCGAGCCGACCGAACCGGAATTTTTCGCGGCGCTGGCGAAGGCAACCGAGCGGCAGAAGCCGCTTGTCTATCTTGTCCCTCACCTCGTCGATGACTTCATCGACAGTCCCGCCATGCCGAAGGCTCCGCGCACGGTCGCCGATTATAGGAAGTGGCTGGGGCGGTTCGCCGATGCCTTCAAGGACGATCCGGCCGCGATCTTCGAGGAGCCTGCATCGCGGGCGGAGGTGAACGACTGGCGCGCGACCTGGAAGCATTCGCCACGACAGTATGACTATGCTGCGACCGTGGTAACCGTCTGCCTTAACTGGGCGGTCGATGCCGGCAAGCTGGGACAACACCATTGTCATCGATTGCGCAAGGTCTATGCCGTTGACCGGGCTGAAATCGTCTGGACCCCCGCGCATCGCGAGACGCTTGTTGCGGCGGCGCCCGATTGGGTCGCGCGCATCCTGACTGCCGCATGCGAGACGGGACTGCGGCCGGGCGACCTCTGCCGGCTCTCGCGCAACCATATCGAGACGACGCCACAGGGGCGGCGTATCCGGGTGCGGACGCAGAAGCGCAACCGGCTCGCTTACATCCCTGTCACAGTTGGGATGGCGGCGGTAATCGACGCGACCCCCCGCGACCGGATGCTGATCCTTGCCAGCGAACGGGGCAAGCCGCTGACGCCACATCGTGCATCCGAAGGTCTGCGGCAATGGCGGGACAAGGCGGGCCTGACGCCTGCCGCGCTCGGGGTCGATTTGAGGTTGCAGGACTGCCGAGGGACTGCCGCGACGCGGCTTCTGTCTGCCGGACTCAGTCTGGCCGAGATCGCGGCGCATATGGGCTGGGGCCTGCGCCATGCGGCGGCTGTCATCGAGCACTACGCGCGAGTCTCGCCTGACGAGTCGGACACAATCCTTGTCAAGCTGGCGCGAGCCAAAGGGGGCGAAAAGTGAACGTTTCTGTAAACGCTACTGTAAACGCCTCATTTTCGGGGGCGGGAGGAATGGCGCAAGTCATTGAAAAGACTTGGAGGCGGGTACCGGAATCGAACCGGTCTACACGGATTTGCAATCCGCTGCGTAACCTCTCCGCCAACCCGCCGCAGTCGCCATTTTTCAGCGTTAGGACAACCCGCCCCCCAACGCAAGAGCCCCGCCGCCACCGCCGGCTATTCCTTTGGTCCTGCCGGTGACCTGTCGAGGGAGGTGGAAGGGAAAGGGTATAGGCCGGACGGCAGTCCTGCAGCAACGCGTCGCCTTGCGCATATGCGGCGTGGGGCTGCGGGTCGGGGTGCCGCAGATATCGGCAGACAGGCCGGGAATTGCCCGTGGCACGATCACGGGCATCGCGGTCCCGTGATGACAACGCGAAACAGCTTCTGGCATGGCAGTATTTGTGTTAACGATTCGCCTCAGGGATGAGTGAGCCAGGCACAGGGCGGCTATGAAGCGACTGTCTGACGCCTGTCTGGTCCGATTGTCATAAAGCGGTTGGAAAAGGCGGGAAGGGGCTGGTCAGGTCCCGAACCCGCGGGATTGGTTCGGTGAAGGTCCGACCGGCGTGGAGTTTTTCCCGCTGCCGGTCAGAGCCCAAGTCAACCGGTATTGATAGTCATGCTGAAGTTATTCCGAGGTGCAACATGTACTGGATATTCCTTGACGGAAATGTTCTGCGCGGACCGACAGCGACTGTCGCGATTCCGTCGGGGATGCTGTGCACTCTGGCCGCCGTGCTGGTGATGAATCATGACAGGCCCGTTCCGCGTGACCGGCTTGGCGAGATTCTGTGGGATGGGGAGACACCTGACCGTTCCCGCGACCGGATCAATACGATGCTTTGGCGGTTGCGCCG